TCTCTAGGGTATAAACCTAAAATATCAGTACCTTCAGCAGCTGAGGTATCAATATATCAATTATTACCTGCATCCGGATCCGTAGTCAAGACTCCTGATTGGAATTACGCATTAACTATACAGCCTGGATTACAATTGAAATCAACTCAAAATGATGTAGCATTTATATGTTATGATTATATTGATTTTAGTTATTCTTCTAGTATAGATCCTACGACTGTTAGTATATATTCGTTTAATGGTTCTGATCCTGAGTATTTTTTAATAGAAAAAAAGATAAAAGTTATATCAGGAGAATTGAACACTTTAGATGTGTCATTTGATGCACCTAAAAAGTTTAATAAAGTTCGTATTGATGAGCCCAATGTAATAGGAATCTTTAGTGTTTCTGATTCAGATGGTAATACTTGGACCGAAGTCCCATATTTGGCACAAGAAACCATTTTTGAAAAAGTACCTAATACTAGTTATGAAGATCCGGAATTGTCTGAATATGCAGCAACAGTACCGTATTTACTGAGGTTAAAAAAAGTACCGAAAAGATTTACTACTAGAGTTACTTCAGATGATAAATTAGAACTACAATTTGGTGCGGGTATCTCGGACAATCCAGATGAAATTATAGTTCCTAATCCAGATAATGTGGGTCAGGGTATTCCGGCAGATAATAGAAATTTAGATTTAGATTACGATCCTTCTAATTTCATGTATACTAAAACCTATGGAGAAGTGCCTACTAACACCACATTAACAATAAAATATTTAACCGGTGGTGGTATTATATCCAATGTACCTGCAAATACGATTACGGGAATTTCTAATTTAGTAGCTACGACTAAAAATGGTTCCGATGAAGCAGTAAATACGTTCGTCAGAAGCACATTTGCTAGTACTAATCCAAAACCCGCAACCGGAGGTAGATCCGGCGAAACTGTAGAAGAAATTAGACAGCGTGCTTTAGCAACGTTTTCTACACAAAATAGAAATGTTACTTTAGACGATTATGCGGTTAGAGCATATTCAATGCCTACTGTATTAGGAGGCGTATCTAAAGTCCATATCATGCAAGACGATCAATTAAGCCTGTATGATAAGAGGACTAGAGTTTCAAATCCTTTAGGGTTGAATTTTTATTGTTTAGGATATGATTTAAATAAAAATTTAATTGCATTAAACGATGCTGCTAAACAAAATTTAAAAACGTATTTGAGTGAGTATAAAATGCTCACTGATGGTATTAATATTAAAGATGCATATATAATTAATATAGGCGTTCAGTTTGAAGTAATAATTTTATCTAATTATAATTCAAATGAAGTATTGTTAAATTGTATACAATCTATAAAAAATTATTTTGACATTGATAAATGGCAAATTAATCAACCTATATATAGGTCTGAAATTTATGGGGAATTGTTAAAAGTTCCCGGTGTTCAATATATATCTGGGTTACGAATTAATAATTTATTCGGAGAATCTAGAGGATATTCCAATAATTACTATGATTTAGCCAGAGCTGAAAGAAAGGGAATTATATATCCTTCATTAGACCCTTGTATATTTGAAATAAAATATCCGGACATTGATATTATAGGAAGAGTAACTACTACATAATATGATTTATAAAATTTATCCAATACAAGATGCTACCATATATGAGCGATATCCTAAATTTAATACGGGATTAGATGCTTTATTGGAAGTAGGAAAAACAATAGTTTCTTCATCTGCCACAGAGTCTATTTATAGTTCTCGAGCACTTTTAAAATTTGATTACTCCGATTTAACGCCTTTAGTTGACATTGGTGTTAATACCGGATCTATACAATACTCTTTAAAACTATACGCAGTACAAGAGAAAGAATTACAGTCTACATATACGATAGAAGTAAATACTATTAGTGGCAGTTGGGTGATGGGCTTGGGTAGATATGATCATATACCTAAAACTGAAAATGGAGTTTCATGGCAATATAGAGACGGGGTTGTAGCAGGAACTCAATGGCAAACCGCATCATTTACAAATGCTACTTCTTCATATTTTATGGAACCGGGAGGATGTAATTGGTATACAGCCTCTAATATGATTATTACCAAATCTATAGGATTTAATGCTACTACGGATCCGGAAATCAATATATCTAGTATTGTATATGCACACTTGACAGGAGGGTTTAGTAATGATGGTATACTTATACGTCGACCTTCTTCTGAGGAATACAATGCAGTAGATTCTAGTGTATTGCAGTATTTTTCTACGGATACCAATACTATTTATTTGCCTCATATCATTATTAAATGGAATGATTGGTCTTTCAATACTGGTAGCTTATCCGGTATAAATTCTAATGAAGAAAATGTAATTTATTTTCAAAATTTAAGTTCTATTTATACTACTACGGATAGAGCAAGAATTAGATTGGTAGGAAGACCTAAATATCCGGTAAAAACATTTGCTACTACTAGTATGTATGCAACTCAGTATTACATACCAGCATCGTCTTCTTATGCAGTAGAAGATGTGTATACTAAAGAAATAGTTATACCTTATGATGATGTGTATACTAGAATAAGTTGTGATCCTTCCGGAAGCTTTTTTAATTTTTGGATGAATAGTTTGCAACCAGAAAGGTGGTATAAGTTTACTATTAAATGCAAATATGATAATAATTTAATTCGGGTGTATAATCCGGAATATATGTTTAAAGTAGAAAGGCCTAATGAATAATCCCGTAATATTTAATGAAGCGTGGACTGACGGAACGGAACTGTTTGTAAAAAGTACCGGAGAACCTTACATAGGGTGGTATCATATTTTAAATACTGGCGCTATAATGACCGGGCCCAATTACGTTTCCGGATCAATGGAATCCGTAGAATTAGAACCTAAATATTCAATCCCTGAAAACAGTGTAGGAGAACTAATATCAAATTATAAAGATGATACTGAAGAATTTGAAGGAGTATACACCGTATTGCCTATAAAAAATTATAAAAATGATATTGACATTGTAGTTGAAATTGAAGACTTAAATGTAGAACCTCCTGCTATTACATTGCAGCCTGATCTTTTGTTTAAAAAAAATACTACATTAGATTATGTTCCAGGAGAGGATATTTTAATTGATGATAGCAGGACAATACAAGTCTATCGTGGAAAGCAGGTAACATTGCAATTTAATTTTAATTCATTTGATACTTTTGAAAATATTAGATTTGAGTGGTTTGATTCATTTGATAGATTAGTTTCTACAGAATCTTTTTTAGTTGTAGATACTAATACTATAGGATCTGAAAATGAAACTTTTTATTGTACCGTTACAGACTCGTATGGTACTGATACTACAAATGACGTAACTATTAGTGTTATTGATGATACTAGTCCTTATATTTTTAAAAATTTAATTAAAAATGGATCTGGAAATGATTCTACTGCAGATTGGGAAACTATAGGTGATAATCCGGAAGATGTGGGTAAGTTTTTACCTTCGTGGCAAGAAAGTGTAGATCCTTTCGTAAATACTGCTGGGGGTAAAGGTACTTATTTTTATCATAAATTCACTTCCGGTTGGGACGGGGTTCAAAATAAGAATCAATGGTATCCTAGACCTGAAATATTTGATTCGCAAAATAACTTTGACGGTTCAGTAGTTTCGGAAATTAAAAGTAATTATTTTAGAGCGGGAGTATTTACGCCTATTGTTAGAAATGGTGAAAATGTATACAGTGGTATTACTAAAACCAGTGTGCATACGGTAGATTTAACTGAATTTGCAGATTCTATTGATGGTAAAACATACGGTTTAGAAGGATTTCATGTTTCATTGTTCGGATGGATAGGCACCAGAGCAGACCAAGCCGATTATGGCGATTGTGTATTTGAATTTTTAGATGAAAATGATAATGTAATACCCGTTTTAGGTAATACTCTTATTTCAAGTTTAAGACATTGGGAACGCACAGTAAATGATTATCCTAGAGACCCATGGTTCCCGTCATTAAACGTTAAACTATTGGCAGGTTATTATGACCGTAATATTAATTTTGATCGTAATACTAATTTTGATTATGCAGGAATTATTTTTGATGGTAATGCCGGTGCTGTGTATGATAGATACGAAAAATCATTTACCAATCCTGACGGCACGCTTAGAACCATCGGCCCGGAAGTAAAAACTTGTATTATAGGTAGAACATCTGATATGATTCGAGTTCCTGCAGGTACTAAAAAAATTAGACTTACTAAAACTTATAATCACGAAGCCGGCGTTTATGATTTAATATGGCAAGGAGCAGAATGGGCAGAAAGAGGAATTGATTATGTATCCGATTTAATGTTTGTAGGATTAAATTTAAGGTTCTATCCCATAGTAATTGATGATTTGGGAAATAGAATAGAAACCGGATTAGATGCAAATGGAAATTCTATTTTAACCGGGATGGATTTCTTAGAAACGGATCCTGCATTTAATGAAGGGTCTGTATTAGCCAATAGCGCACTATCAAATTCTACTTTGACTTCATATTTAGATGGCCAGGAATTAAGGATCGATTCGATAACATACGACGGTGAAGCAACGTTAGGAGAGAGCACGTTTAATATGGATATTGATTACGGAGAATCAGAATCCAACACTAAATCATATCTAGGTATTTATACATCGGATAAAATGAAAAATGTATTAGGAAGGGAATGGGTAGCATACTGCAATGAACCATTGCAAACCTTTATAAATGATGTAATGCCGTATCCAAATCAACGGCTTTTATATGCATACCGTAACAACGAGGATGGGTATCTTGGAATTAATAACTTAAGTTTAGGCCGGCCCGGAGAATTACTTAAGTATAATTGGGTAAATAACACACAAGACGAGTTCATAAGACTTTTATCGGAGACCGAAAATAAAGTTATTACTATAAATAGATCGCAGTCATAAAAAATGATTAAAAATTTACAAGGGTATATAAATGTATTAGATAATATTGAATTTTGGAAATATAATTTCCATATTTTCTATAAAAAATACAATCTAAAATTTAGGAACACCGGCAACGGCGGACACGGGCCGGCTACTTTAAAAATATTCGGAGTAACGCCTGAATTTAAACAAATAGAATTATCGACTACTGACTATCAGTCAAATAATATAACTGACGGATTTGGTAATGATTATTGGCCGGATTTTGTAAGAGACGCGGCACCAAACCCAATAACACCCGATGTTACTTCATTTAAAGTCGGATTTAATATACCTTCTCGAGAATATCTAGTGTATTCAGAAATACGGTCTTCTAACTTAGAAAATTGGTCAATAGTTATACCTGAAATTTCAAAAGGTTGGGGCAATTTATTGTCTAATAACTCTAATGTAACTCCGGACACTAGTTTATATCCTGGATTTGAATATGATAATACATACGGAACTAAAACCTGGAATGAAGTTCAAGGCCTCCCTAAGGAAATTTCATTACCTAAGGCAGTGAGAAGGACTTCTAATATTGATTTTGCATTTGGTACTAGTAACATCCCCAATATAAGCTCCAATATTCCATACGTAACTGGCGGCGTTATACCTAAACTACCTATCGATTTAAGTAGACGTCTATCCTCTCCAGATGGCATACAACGTATATACAATTTATACGGGTATCACCCGGCAATACGATTTTATGCTGATTACGATGATCCGTATCGTACTAAATTTTATGATTGGCTTCCTTTAGGAGTAGAAAAATATAAAGTAGTATTGGAATTATCTACCGGCGAGTCCGTATCCACTACCTTTTTTTAACAAAATAAGGTTTTATTATATTTATAATAAAAATATAACTAGTGGTAGAACCGAGCGCTGAATATGGTATTTTAAATCCTACATATGTTACTGTGGGTACTACGGGTTCTATGATAGAACCTATACCCGATATTGATGAAATACCCCAAGAATCTGCATTAGTATTATTCGGACAGACTCCGGATGACACTGTTGAATTACATATCATAAATATAAATGATATCTTATTAGAATCTTTTTATAAAATACCTTTTTCTAATCAAGAAGGATTCGGTACTAGCAAAAATACTATAAACAATGTACGGGTAGAGGTACAAAAATTATTTAGGCAGTTCGGATATATTTCAGGTAAGTTTAAATTCCAATTAAACTTTCATAGAGGTTATTTAGGAAATTTTAGAAATCCTATCACTATAACCTCTATAAACGATGATAGGACACAAATAACAGTGTCGTTTGCTGCCGGTAGTCCTTTTAATAATTTAATTAATGCGCCTTTAGTAGATCAATTAGGAAATAGATTAGAATATTATCTAAATTTAGGAAATTTAGAATTATATCGAATAGCATCATTTAGTAGAGATAATACATTATCGACTACTGAATTAGACGTTTTTACAGTAAACTTACAACTTCCATTGCCGGATAGTTTTAATGTAAGTTCTGAGAGTTGGATTGATTTGCAACTTTTAGATCCTGCTACCGATACGATTATAATTTATCCTAAAAAGAAAAAAGATCCGATTAATGTTTTGCGTTATGCTAATTTTGCCACTAATGTAAACAATAATATAGGACAGTCTACAGGATATAAAACTTGGAACACTATATTAGGATCTAATCCTACATCATCACAACAGTTAATAAATACATTTATTAGTAATAGTTTTAACCCTATAGAATTAAATGTAAATTATAGAGATTATTCCAATTTTATATTTTATAGTTCAGCCACCGAAAGATTAAAAAATTTTAGATATAAATTACAATTGATAGAATATTATGATGGATTGTTGTCATCTTTAAATTCTATCAGTTCTCCGGGAGCTGAATCATTAAATAATGTCATAGATGTAAATACTAAAAAGAATGCCATACTAGCAGGATTTGATGGATACGAAAAATATTTGTATTATCAATCAAGTTCATATGAAACTAGTTCATATGGAGAGTACTGGCCAGATACTTGGCCTAAAAGTAATTCTTCTAAACCATACACATTATATTCAGTATCATCAACCGAAGGACAAGAATGGTATGCAGGTCAACTAGTATCGGCCTCCGATTATGATTCACAAAATGTAAATAGATTAACTGAGTTAATGCCTTCATTTATGCGTGATAGTGATTATTATGATGCATTTGAAGTGTATATAAACATGTTAGCCCAACATTTTGATATTCTTTGGTTATATGTTACTAGAATGACCGATGTAAATTCTAGAAAAGAATCTGTTTACGAAGGGTTATCTAAAGATTTAGTATATCATGTATTACGAAGTTTAGGCGTCGATGCAGCTGACGGATATTCATTAAGTGAATTATGGTTAAACGAATTAGGCGTTAATGTATCCGGTAGTTTTAGGCAATCAGGATCTTTAGAATCAATACCTAATGATAAAATTACCAAAGAAACGTATAAACGTATTTTAAATAATTTGCCGTATCTTTTAAAAACAAAAGGCACTGAACGCGGTATACGAGCTCTATTAAATTGCTATGGAGTACCTTCTACTATATTAAGAGTAAAAGAATTTTCTGGTCCATATGATTATAAATCTACTAGAATAGACACTAGAAATAAGTATAAACGTATAAATAAGTTTACTTTAGCAACGTATTTTAGTTCTTCTTTAGATAACTATATAACCGCAAGCATTTCGCCTGCACCTTCTACTATACAGTTTAGATTTAAACCTGAAAACAGTGCATCGTTAACGCAGTCATTGATGGAAGGCGCATCGGAACTTAGAATTTGGCCGGATAGTACGACTGCTAGTTGGGGATACGTTAGACATGGAAGTGGTGCTACTATTAAAGGTCCGTTTTATAATGGTAAATGGAATAATGTAACTATTAATGGTTCAAAGTTATATGTAATACAGACTAGTGGCGATTCAGTTGCAATGTTTACGGGTAGCGCAACTTTAGGCAGCGCTACTGCATATAGTTTCGGAGAGGCTGTAGGTTCTAATCAATATTTTACTGGGTCTATGCAAGAAATTCGTGCATGGAATGTAAATTTAGATGATGAGACCGTTAAACTTCATGCACTTAATCCGCAATCAATAGCGGGTACTGGATCCGTGAGTTCTTTTATTAATGCTGATTGGAGGTCTTTTAATAATTATGATTACCAATCTTCTTGGAATCAATTAATTGCCAGATATCCTTTAGGCACTACGCTGCAGACTTTTAGTGGTAGTACATCCACTATACAGTCAATACATCCAAACCAATCGCAATCTAGAACAGCAACCGCATTTGCATTTACTACTAATTCATTTGTAGGAAACGATGAATTTTATTATGTGTGGTCTCCTAATTTCGGGGATAGTACTGAACCTAGTAATAAAATTAGAATTGAATCTACAACGATTGAAGGCCAATTAAATAGAACTACTAGTGTAGAAAAATCTCAGTATGATTCATATCAATTTGATTCGCCAAAATTGGGAGTATATTTCTCACCTCAAGATGAAATTAATGAGGATATAGCAGACCAATTCCCCGGATTGCTCTTAGACGATTTCGTAGGCGATCCAAGGGATGATTATGAGCCTAGGTATCGAGATTTGGAAAAACTTAGGAATCATTATAATCGAAAATATACTGATAATAATGCGGTATGGAAATACAATAGATTAATAGAAAACTTTGACGCTTCAATGTTTTATCTAATAAAAAAGTTTTTACCTGCAAGAGCAGTAAAAATGGTAGGGTTGGTAATACAGCCTACATTATTAGATAGGCCGAAGGTAGCTGCAAGAAATGTTTTTATAGAGCCTGTAACATACGATGCTACAATAACGCAGTCTTTAGAAGAGCTTGAAGGAGTGTACAATACATATCAAGATGATATTAATAATAGAACTGTATTTGCGAAGGGAGATATAGACGCATCTTTAAGTAGTGATATTACTGGATTATCAAATATTAATTTGTTAGGAGATTATGTTGAATATTTAGCGGCAATTCAATTTACCGTAGAATATTTGCAAACCGACGGTTATCAAGAATCTTCATATATACATGATAATACTCCTACTAGATTTTACGGCGCCGGGCAACGCAATCATTCATTTTTAGGGTGTAGAATTAGTAGTCCCGGATTTAATATTCCTAGTCCGGATACGTATGATGGCAAACCTGTAATTGAAATTTGGTCTACTAGTCCTATACAAGCTACTAATTTAATTAATCCTAACGGATTAATAAATCTATAATTTTAAAAAATACTATATTTATATTTAAAGAATAAACTATGGGCTATTTGAATAATCAAACTATAACTGTTGATGCTATTTTAACTACTAAAGGCAGAGAACTTTTAGCTAAAGGAGAACAATTTTTTAAAATAACGCAATTTGCTTTAGCAGATGATGAAATCGACTATACGTTATATGATTTAACTCACCCTTTAGGTAGTAATTATTATGGGCAAGTAATTGAAAATATGCCTATTATAGAAGCATTTCCGGACACGGACCAATTAATGAAATATAAATTAATTACGTTGCCACGCGGTAGTAAATATATACCTATAATCAGCGTACCTTCTACTAATATTAATTTAACTAGTAATTCTCCAGTTGCTACTGTTAATCCTAGTACAACTAATATACCTGGAGGTAATGGGTTATTAGGGTATACTGCTATACTAAGTGATAGTTCGGTGGCCCGACTAAAAGTAGCACCTGGTGCTCAGGTAGCGGCAGCTGCCGGATCTACTCCTACCTTTATATCAGATGACGGTACTGCTAGAAGTGTAACTGCAGTAGGGTTTGGTTTTGAACTTGAGTATATATCGCAATTACGAAATCGTGTTGCTAGTTTAATTATCATAGGAAATGAAACTGGCGGTAGAGTTACTATAACGGTTGGGGGTGCAGTGGATAATATCTATACAGTACAAGCAGCAGCATCTGATATAGTAATCGATTAAAATAATTAAATTAAAAATATGGCAAGAGCATTAGTAAACAGAACGTCGATACCCAATTCTAGTTTGGGGCTAAGAACTGCAGCGCAGGCAGCTGCAGCTGAATCCGCAGCAGCTGAAAGTCAAACCACACAAAATAATATATTAGATAATTCGTTTCTATCTACTACAGGAGCCGTTTTTAAATTTTTCAATATGGCTACCGATGTTATATTGGAAACTAAAGAAGCAGTTGCTGAGTCAGTATGGGACGACCCCGATGGGTATTTAACGCAGTTCTTTACTAGTTCCACAGAATTGGCTACATCGGCTTCTAATTATTATTGGAATATATACCAAGATGCTACTGAAGCAGCTTCTGGTTCAGATCCACATTTTGCTATTGCATATGGTAATGTAAACGGTGCGGGATCGGTTACCGGATCAGCCGCATTATATACAGGAAATTTAACTGGATCTAGAACTCCATCAAAAGCAATATATTCGCAATATAAAAATTTACTTTTATTACCTACCGATGACAAATTTACCTTCGGAGGTACTTCATCAGATGATATAGTAGTAGTAAATTTTAATCGTGCTAGATATAAAGAAAAATTAGATCCGGGCAACTGGGAATTAAGATTATCCGGATCGTTAGGTAATAGGTCGTTTATAGATAATTCGGGAGCGGGTACTAATCCGACCATTGGACAATCAGGTAGAATATTTAGTATTGTTTCAGGTACTATAACCGGAGGGTCTGCAAGTTCAACCGTATACGGGTTAGCATATCCAGATGTAGGTATTTTAGTATTTAATCCTACATTGATATCGCAGAGTGCTGGAATTGCTTTTAGTACAGCATCATCAGTAGCACCGGGCCTAACTAGTAACAATGGAAGATTTTATACTGCTATTAATTTAGGAGCTTCATTTCAAGCAAGAAGTGAAGAAAATATTACTTCTAATTATTATTTTGTGCGTGTAGGACATAGCGAATTTAATTATTCTAATAATCCTACGTTTGTAACTGGATCTTTAGGATTGATTCGTTATGGAGTATTTCATACGGATCCTAAAGTATATATTACATCAGTGGGACTGTATAATGATTCCAATGAATTGTTAGCAATAGCTAAATTATCTAAACCGGTATTAAAATCCTTTACTAGGGAGGCGCTTATCCGGATTAAACTAGATTTCTAAAAATATTTTAATTTAAAGTAAAAATGAAATCGCTATATTTATTAGTATAGCGATTTCTAACTATTATGTCATTTGTATTTAAACCCATAGAACCTGCATACGTAACTAAAATACCATATTATGTAAATAAGTTATGGCAGATAAATAATGGTAACATATCTAATTTAACTAGTTCTACGTCTCAGTATGTAGATTCAGATATTAGTATGTCAATTTACTATGGAAAATATTATTCTACACCATGGATAACTACTGCTTCTGAAGTATCTACCAACCATGGAGAATATGCTAGGAATATTTGGAATTCTACTTATAATTTATACTATAGAGACTTCCAAAATGCTCCATACAATCACCACCCGCAAGGAAATATAGGAGTAGAAACAAGAAGAATTACAGATGAAATTCATGTATATTCTATACCTAATAAATTAATAGGTTTAGGTATACAACCCGGTTCATTTGAAATGGAATCTGGCAGCTTTTACTTTTTTGATGATGGTAATGGTAATATATTAGGTTATGACACGACCTTAACTTCAGGAGAAATAGATTCATCATCATTCAATCCTAAATTAAAAGATTTTTTTTATTGTTCATTTTATTTTGATGATGGGTATCGATACAATAATACTAGAGCTACATTTAAAGAACCTTCATACGGTACATTAGGAAAATTAGTAAATCACAATTATGATTCGGATAAAGGGGTAGCTGCCCCTACTCATATACCTAAAAGTCCGGTAGCTACTGTGAACAATGTATTTGTTAGAGATCATACAAATGATCCTAATACCGTTATCTCATACATGTCGCAATATCATTTAGATTTTTCCGTATCTTCCGTCGGGTCCATGTATGTTCGGATTCCGCATACTAAAGAATTGAATTTTGATACAAATCAAGATTTTGCAGTATCATTTTGGATTCGGCAACCCGATGGCGATGGCATCGCACCCACTCCTGTTTTAGGTGCGGCTAGCGGTTCTGTAGAATTAATTTCTAAATCCGGATTAGTTAGAAAGTATATAATTCCTGTAGGTAATAGAGCTAGGCAATTAGATCCGAATACCGATGCATCGTTATATGATCATTATGTTGATACTGTTGATTATGTTCGAGGACCGTACCCCTTTAAAATAGAATTAATACGTAACGGATATAGTGGCAACGGGAAAATTAGATTTTCTAGAAGTGACGGTACAATTGCCACGGCCGTAACATCATCTAGTACTTTAGACGATGATGTTTGGTCGTTAATCACGTGTCAAAAATCGGGTAGTGTATTGCAAGTTTGGATAGGAACTATTCTC